TCATAAATGTCAGGATCATACTTGCGGTCACGATTTTCCATGAACAGTAGGTCTTGTATCTTTGTTTCGTTGATCCAGCCTTCTGGGTTGACTTCAATGCCAAGTGTAGGATCTAACTCCAGTCCACTGCCGTAGTTTGGTTCAGTAGGATCATTGCTGTTAAGCGTTTGTTTTGGGCCAACATATTTGTGTATATGAACAGCAGTGCCGCCAATATCAAACTGCTCACGAATATTTCTATCCATGAACTTGTAATCGTTGCCCTTAAATGGTTTGTAGAGACTTAAACGTGGCATATTTTTCCCCTTATATCGTATTTAGCTATTGACAAGCATTACGTAATGCTTTATAGTAAGATGTAAACAGAAACACTGGAGACTAAAATGGCTAAAAGTATTGGTGTCAAGATCCCTAAGAAAAAACCACGTGCTAAAGTAAACCGCAAAACTGGCTTTGCTGATCCAGTGTGGACTGGGTGGGAACGCTGGAGCGGTGAGAAGTTTCACCGTGAAGTAGACCGTTTGAAGTTCATGTACTACAACCAGGTTGATCCAAAAGATCTGATGCCTAGCGTGTATCACTGGATGAAAGAAAACGGTTATACTCCCAAGCAGATCAAAGCAGCTAAAGCAGTCTGGATTAGCCCCAATGTTGCTATCCAAACCAAGCTACTGTCAACTGGTATGCCAGCATACAATCCCAAACACGCAGAATACTGGGAGTCACTTCCTGGTACTGGTGACGAGATGAAGCCTGTCACTGACTTTGTTAAAAAGTATGTTGACCAGGCTGTTGCTGAGGGCATGAGCAAAGTAGCTGAAGTTGAAGCAAAAGAAAAAGCCAAAGCTAAAACGCATACTCCAAGCATTCAACAAGTTATGCGTGAAACAGCAGCCAACATGGCTGAAGCGATTGACGATGTAGTTGAGGACTTCATTCGCACTAATGATCCTGGCGTTGTAAAAGAGTTTGACCCAAAGTCAGTGCTTGTCAAAGTTCAAGCAAAAGCTAATCATGCTCGTATTATTCGTAAGTTTTACGAAGGCGACTATGCGGAGATGCAGCTCGTTAACAATGTACCCAGTGCCAGTCAGCTTAAAAAGATGACTGAAAAGGAGCAGGACGAGTGGGAACAGATCAAAGAAGGCTATTCCCACTATAGCACTGCCCAAAAGAAAGCAGCACTTGAACTGTTTAAGAAGATCATTGACGCTTGTGATATGATTATCGCAGAACAGAAAGTAACCAAGGCACCGCGCAAGATTAAAGCCAAGAGCCCTGAACAACTGACTAGCAAACTCAAGTTTAAGATTAGCGATAACGATTTGGCTATTACTAGTGTACCACCTGCACAGCTAATTGGTGCGGTTGCGGCAGTAGTGTATAACACTAAGAATCGTAAACTGGGTGTTTATATTGCTGAAGATGAAGCTGGGTTTGATGTTAAAGGCACCAGCCTAACTGGCTACAATGAAAAGACTAGCCAGCAAAAGACATTGCGCAAACCAGCGGAAGTAGTGGGCAAGTTTAAGAAAACAACCAAACCCAAGATGTTGCGAGAGTTTGCGGACATTAAGACTACTGAAACATTGCTCAATGGCCGCTTTAACGAAGAGACGATTATCCTAGCAGTGTTTAAGTAAAACAACCACATATACTAAGACGTAGGGAGGCTCACGCCTCCCTTTTCTTATAAATAGTAGTAAGGAGATCTATTATGAGCGCAAAAAATGATTTGATCAAAGAAATGGAACTACGCCTTGGTGGCGGCATGGTTGATGTAGAGCTTGACCCAGAGCATTACGAATTGGCTATTAAAAAGAGTTTAGCAAAATATCGTCAACGTGCAGAAAACGCAGTTGAGGAAAGTTTTGTATTTCTACCAGCAGTTTCAGAAGTCAACGAATACACATTGCCAAACGAAGTAACTGAGGTTAAAGACATTTATCGCAGAACTTCTGGTGGCATGGGTATTGGTAGCGGTAGTGATTTTGAACCATTCTATGCCTCATATATGAATTCATATCTACTGGGATCTGCAAGAGCAGGCGGGTTAGCATCTTATGATTTCCTTATGCAAAACCGCGAAACTATGGGTAGGCTGTTCGGATCAGAGATATTGTTCACATGGCGCCCACAAGATCACCGCATTATCCTACATCGTAAGCTAAAAACGGACGAAACACTAGTGTTGCACGTTTACAACTATCGTCCAGACGATAACTTGCTAAACGATAACTATGCTGGTCCATGGATCAAAGACTATGCGTTTGCACACGTTAAGTTAATGCTAGCTGAAGCACGTGGCAAGTTTAGTCAGATCGCAGGCCCACAGGGCGGTACAACAATGAACGCCGATACACTACGCAGCGATGCACAGGCAGAGATGGACAAGTTAGAAGTAGAGCTAACATTGTACAATGATGGTAGTGCAGGATTAGGCTTTATTATTGGATAAACTGCTAAGTTAACCCTATTTCAGCATGTTTTTCAGGGGTCTGCTATAAATAGTAGTAGAACATAGATTCTCGAATTTACATGTAAAAAGATAAGGAGAACTTTAAAAAATGGCAAATCTAGTTTCACCTGGAGTACAGGTTTCAGTAACAGATGAGTCAGTTTATGGTCCAGCAGGTTCAGGCACAGTACCAATGTTATTCATTGCTACTGGCGAAAACAAAGCAGACCCAACTGGCACGGAAGCTGACGGTATCGCTAAGTATACCAAAGCATCACAAGCCGGAAAACCAGTCCTTGTCACATCACAACGCGAACTAACACAATACTTTGGGAATGTCGACTTCCGCAAAGTAGCTGGATCAGTAGTGCAGGGTGACGAAACAAACGACTACGGTCTTCTAGCAGCATATTCTTTCCTAGGTCAAAGTTCAGCAGCGTACATTGTACGTGCAAACGTTGACACAGCAGCACTACGTCCACAATCAAGTGAGCCAGTAGGTCCAGCTGCAAACAATACATACTGGCTAAATCCAGCAAATACATCATATGGTTTATTTGTATACAATGGTTCTAGCTGGGTATTACAAACACCAACAGTAGAAATCACAACAGGCGGCGGCGGCCCATCAGTGACAGTAGTTAATGGTAATTACCTAGTAGTAATTGATAATGGCGCAACATCAACAGAAATTTCATACTGGATTGGTCAAGGCGGCAATTGGGTAGCCCTAGACAGCACATGGAACGGCGGCGGCGCCCTAAGTGCAACTTATGCACCACACTATTCACAACCAGCAGCCGCCGTCGCAGGCGATGTTTGGGTTAAAACAACTCAGCCAGGTGGTGGTCTAGACTTAGATCTAAGTCTATATACTACATCAGCAGGTGATTTTATCCAACAACAAGTTCTATATGTACAAACTGCAAGTCCATCTGGTGCGTCATCAGACGTATTCCAAGATGGTAGTGTTGGCGCAACACGTAATTTATTAGAAGGTGATATTTGGGTATCAGTTCTTGATGGTGCATTGGGCATTGCTCGCTATGATGCTACAAATTCAGAGTGGGATGATATCGCAACTGATGATTCAGTAGCAACAGGCGGATTTGTAATCGCAGTATCAACTTCAGAACCAGTAGGCAATCCTACTGACGGCACAGTTTGGTACGATCCAGATTTAAACCAACTAGAAGTTTTTGAAATTGCACTTGATGGTGGCGCAAATAAATGGGCGCGCATCGAAGCAGTAACATATAGTTCAGTAGCACCATCAGGTGCTACTGCTGGAGATTATTGGGTTAATACAACTGGTGAATATCCAACCATTTATCGTCATAATGGTGCTGACTGGGTACTAAAAGATAACACAGACCAAGCAACAAATGCTGGCGTAGTATTTGGTGATATCTATGCAGATGAAACAAATGCTGGCGATTATGTTGCATCAGTTGATGTTCTACCAGGTGGTCCAAACCCACTAATCTTCCCAGTAGGAACAACAGGCATTAACATGTGCCGTTCAGGTGGTACAGTCCGTGTATACGATGCAAGTCTAGGTACAACTTGGAAATGGCGTAACCTAGCAGGCAATCACGCAGACGGTTCAGGCGCATTTGGCCGCAAAGCACAGCGTAAAGTTGTCGTTACAGCAATGCAAGCAAGTGCAAGTGGCACAGAGCTACGTGAAGATACAGTACAATTCCGTCTACTAGCAGCACCAGGTTACCCAGAACTATTTGACGAAATGGTAGCACTAAACAGTGATCGTAACGAAACAGCATTTGTTATTGTTGACGCACCATTCCGTGCTAACCCAACAGCAGCAATTGCTTGGGTACAAGGCACAAGTGCAACTGAAAACGGCGAAGATGGTCTAGTAGGACGCAGCACATATGCAGCAGCATACTATCCAAGTGTTCTAACAACCAACCCAGCAACTGGCGATAGTGTTGTTGCTCCAGCATCACACAGTGTACTTTACACATATGCTTACAGCGATAACGTTTCATACCAATGGTTTGCGCCAGCTGGTTTGACACGCGGTGTTGTACAAAACGCTTCAAACGTTGGTTACATTAACGCAGAAGGTGACTTTGTAGCAGTTTCACTAACACAAGGTTCACGTGATACAATGTATGAAAACAAGCTAAACCCAATTGCTCGTTTCCCAGCAGAAGGCATTATCGTGTTTGGTCAGAAGACACTAGCAGCAGGTGCAAGCGCACTAGACCGTGTAAACGTAGCACGTCTAACAGCTTACCTACGCGAGCGTTTTGCAGTTATTGGTCGTCCATACTTGTTCGAACCAAATGACACAAGCACACGTAGAAACGCAAAAGGCACATTTGATGGCTTCATGGGCAATATTCTAGCACAGCGCGGTGTATACGACTTTGCTGTTGTATGTGATGAAACAAACAACACACCAGCACGTATTGACCGTAATGAGCTATGGATTGATGTTGCAATTGAACCAACAAAAGCAGCGGAATTCATCTACATTCCAATCCGCATTGTTAACACAGGCGAACTAAGCTAAAATATAGCTTAAAATTATAGTAAATAGGGCGGTAGAAATACTGCCCTATTTTTTTGAGCAAAAAGCATAAATACATTATATAAAACAAACCTTAAAGGAGATTTATAAATGGCTGTAACAGTAAACTTTGGTGTCCCAACAGAACAGACTGGTGGCACACTTATGCCAAAACTACAATACCGTTTCCGTGTTTCATTCACAAACCTGGGCGGTCAAGGTACAACTGGTTCACTAGTAACACGCAACGTTGTTAGTGTAACACGCCCAGCTCTAGATCACGAGGACGTAACAGTTGATGTTTACAACTCAAAAATTCGTTTAGCTGGTAAACACACATGGCAAGATGTAACTCTTGTAATTCGTGATGACGTCAACAGTGACGTTATGTCGTTTATGGGCAACCAGATGGCTCGCCAAGTAAACCATGCAACACAAGCATCAGCAAAAGCTGGTGAAGATTATAAGTTCGGTATGAAGATTGAAATGCTTGACGGTTCACAAACAGACAACGTAATTGATACATGGACACTAGCAGGTTGCTTTATCCCAAGTATCCAATACGGTGATCTAAACTATGCAACAAGTGACGTAGTGCAAATTACTGCAACCATTCGTTATGATAACGCATCTAACGAAGGTGCAGGTGGTAATGATGTACTAGCATTTGGAACACCTGGAAAGGGTGATATCGCCGTCGGCGGCAACAACTAATAGAGACGCTTAAATGAGCAAGTTTCTAGGAGGAATAGCGGCAGATATCTACAGCCAGAGCAAATCAGGTAGCAGCAGCACACAGTCATTTATACCTAGAAGCAAGTTTCAATTCAGTGTTGAAATTGATTATCGCGGAGGGTCTGGAAATGCCATCCAGACCCTTCAGCTTACGAGAATTTCCGAAGTTCAGATGCCGGGCGTTATCTTTAAAACAACCATCATGAATCAATACAACAAAAAGCGTTTAGCTAATACTGGCGTTGACTATACTCCAATTTATATTAGTGCTTATGATACACGTGATGCACAAATTGAAGACTTCCTTAAAAAATACGCAGCATACTATTATGATGGTCCAATGAATGATACTTTTGGAAGAGCACAATTAACTGACGATATTATACAGGACAGTTTTGTTTTTGGAGCAAGTCAACGTGGCTTGAAATTACAAGACTCAAGATTCTATATTCAAAAAATACGTATTAAAAGAACGTCAAGTTCAGAAGACAACAACGTAATAACTTTGTTTAACCCTTTAATTACTGCGGTTCAAGGTGATACACTAAGCTATAGTGATAGTAATCCTGTACAGTATCGCATAGAATTTGCTTATGAGGGCTATGACATAAAAACATTGTAAGGATATAGCACATGGCTAAATTCCAAAATGGCGAATATGTGCCACAAAATCCAAGTAAATATATAGGCAAAGGAACGCCGCGTTATAGAAGCGGATGGGAATTAGCTGTATTTCGTATGTGCGACAATCATCCTGCCATATTAGGCTGGGGCAGTGAAACTCATCGTATACCATATAGGCATCCTATCACTGGAAAAAATACAACCTATGTACCAGATCTGTTAATAGTATACCAGGATCGTAATGGACAAAAACGTGCTGAGATAGTAGAAGTAAAGCCCAGTAAACAAATACTGGGTGAAGCACGTTCACAAATGGAAAAAGCCCAGGCAGTTATTAATGCTGCAAAATGGGAAGCAGCACGTGCATGGTGTAAAAGTCAAGGACTGGGTTTCCGCATTATTACTGAAAATGAAATATTCAACAAGCCACAGGGATCCAAAAGGAAGAAGAAGTGATACCAAAAAAACCAGATGTACCATATATGATTTCACTAGGTACAAGTCATACTGCTGGCGAATGCGATGAAACAAACCTAGAGTTAACCTTTGCTGATTATATAGCAGAAGACCTAGGATTAGAATTAATAAAGATAGGTTTACCAGGTTGTGATAATTTAGAGTTATTATTTGCGTTTAACAAACTACTTAGAAGCGGCATAATTACCGATGAAAATATGAAATTATTTATTTTCGAACCAAGAATTATAGATGTATCTGGCAGAATACCACTAGAAGCAGTAATCAACGATAATGATTTAGAAAACATATTAGATAGTCTATTAGAACATGATATTCATATACATCATGAATATTTTACAAAAGAATTTATTTCTTTTTCTTTATATTATTATGGTGGTACAGAAGATATAGATCAATGGATTAAAGATGGTATAGATGCAATCTACAACTTTACTGGTTATAAATGTAAACCACACGTGTACAGTAATAAGGCACTAAGTGATTACAGCAAGTATATAATAAATCATTCAAGTACATTTATGCAACAAGCCAATAACCTGGCATTAATAGAATCTGTATTAAATCATTTGAAATATACAAATAAGAATTATTTCTGGCTAACCTTTAATTTTATGGGGGGTTCATTATTGGATAAGATAATTAAGAAATACTACAATGAAAATTTAGAAAATACTTTATTAATGCACACCATAATAGAAAAATTTAAAGATATAGATAACGGAAATCTTCTTTGTGAATGTGAACATATGAATGAATATGGACACAAACATCTATATAATCTAATAATAGACAAGATAAAGGAAGGCTATTATGACAAAACGACTTGAAGAAGAATTTAATCTTCCTCCTATTGAAGATATTGAATTCAACTATGAAGATGATGAAGACGCTGAACCAACGCTGGAAGAAGTGCAAAATGAAATAGCGTTATATAAAGACGAGATGGCATTGACTGAACGTGTTGATGCAGCATTGCCTCTTGTACAGGGTTTAGAAGAACTTGATCGTGAAATGGATGAATACGCTACCAAAGCAATGAACACATTTGAAGAACTATGCGACTTGGGCAAGAACGTAGAAGATCGCCACGCAGCACCAGTATTTGACAGTGCTAGTAAAATGTTAGCAGCCGCTATACAAGCAAAGCAAGCAAAAATGGATAAGAAGCTAAAGATGGTAGAACTTCAAATGCGTAAACAACGTTTGGATATGCAGGAAAAAGAACTACAGCTTAAAATTAAAAAAGCAACTGAAGCTGATGATGAATATGATAGTCCAGCAATTGAGGGCAAGATTGTGGGTGATCGCGCCAGTATGATCGCAGAAATAATGGCAAAAATGAAACAAAACGATAAATAGTAATACTAGGAGACATGGCCATGAAATCTTTCAAATCATATTTGCAGGAATCTGCAAAAACATATACATATAGAATTAAGTTAGCCAAAGAGCTAACCAACGAGGAATTTGACCGTATTGAACGTCACTTAGTAAAGTACAACGTTCAAAAGTTCGGCGCACCAAAGAAACTAATGTTACAATCAACACCATACGATTTCCCACAACTGCGTGGTTATGAGATTCATGTTGTTGAGTTCACTACAACTATTCCAGCAAGTGCATA